AGGCAAATCAATGCGGAATGAATAATTATGTTGTAGATGCTTATTGCCACCACAATTCATCGTTAAAGATTTTACCAGATAATTATTTTGATAGTGAAAACTATATGAGAAAAAAATGGTTGAATCAACTACCAATTAACACAACATGTAGTAGGATAGAATAGATGAATATATCAATCTGGTCTCCCGATTATGCTCACTCATGCGGCGGAGTAAGGGTGCTGCACTATATTGGCTTTCTATCGCATAGACTTGGCCATAAGGTTACGATGGAGTGTAATGGTTTAAATAATGATTGGGGAAATTATTCTAAAAAAAATGATAAATATGATTTTAGAATAATACCTGAAATTTTACCTATCACTAAAAAATCAGATGGTAATATTGTCAGATTTGTTCTTTTTTTCCCAGGCAGATTAGGCAATGGTCCTAAAAAATATCCTGAACATGAGTATGTTATTTCATATGATTCAAATTACACTGAATCTATTATTGAAGCTACTAATGGTAAATATGTTCCTGAATTTTATTTGCCATATTCAGACATGCTTGGATGTGATAAAAATAGAGAAAAGACTATTCCTGGCTTAATTTGGTATGGTAAAGCGCCGATAATTAGTAACCCAGACATTGCCAATTTTTCGGTTATTAATAGATTTTGGCCGACACCAAGATCTAATTTAATACATTTTTTAAATTGTACAAAAACACTCTACTCATATGATCAACATACCAGTTTAAATGATGAAGCTTTATTATGTGGTTGTGATGTTCTATTATGGGATGGGGATAAATTCGAAAAATACGAAAACGATTATCCAGAAAAAAACGTTATGAATATCGATAGAGATATGATGAATGTTAATAATTTTATAGTTTCTATTCAAAAGCATTTCGGAATTTAAAAAAAATAGTTGGGGTGAAAAATGTCAACATCATTGGCAATTGGAAAAGTAATAAAAATGCCTTGTATGAGAAGAGGATTATGTGCTTATCCAAAAGAGACAATTCTTGTCTCTCAGGAAGCTCTCGAAAAACTTTCACCCAGCGCCATGGGTATCCCAGTTATAATCGATCATCCTGGTGAATTAATAACAGATGAAAATATTAAAGATATTAATACCGTAGGTCGTGTTGCAGATTTGCATTATGAAGCATATGAGGATATTTGGTACGCTCATTTTGTTATCGATAAACAAGAAGGTATTGATCTTTTGCAAAATGGATGGGGAGTTTCAACAGCATGGTTTGGAGACAAATATGCAGACGGTGGAACGCACAATAATGTTGGATATGATCGAGAGTTATTAGAGGGACGTTACGAGCATCTTGCAATTGTTAAAACACCACGATATGAAATGGCAGTTAATCCTATTTTTTTAAATAGTAAACCTTGCCAAAATAATAATAACGATTGTATAGTAAATGATCGTGTTAATAAAATCATAGATCCGTTGAGAGGTTCAAATATGATAGGTAAACTTTTTAAAAGGTTAGTTACAAGAGAAGAATTGAAAACAAATGAGGGTGAAGAATTATTTGTTAATATTGATGGTAGCGATATCGCTTTAAATCAAATAATAAATGAAATGACCGTCATTAAAAGGAATAAAAAAGAAGAAGAAAAAGAAAAAATGATGGCTAATGAAAGTGATGAAGTGGATATAGATGGCGAAAAAATGACTGTAGCAGAGCTTAAAAAAGCCTACAAAAATAAATGTGGAGCCAAGAAAAACGAGACAGAAGAGGAAAAGAAAAAAGAGGAAAAAGTAGCGAAAGATGTAGAAGTTTTAAAAGAAAAAGAATCAAAAGAAAACGCTATTTCTGATGAAGAAAAAACAATAATGGAAAATGAAAAGAAAGCTGATCTAGAAACACAAAAAAATTTCCAAATGATTAAAGAAGTACATGAGAACGGTATTACTTATAAATTAGAAGATCAGTTTATGAGTACTCTTGAGCGAGTGAATCTAGGTAAAAATAGATATGGTAAAAAATAATAATATTTTTTGAGAGGTAAATAATATGGCTTTAAATCAAAATCAGTTTGGAATAACAACTTTAGCTGGAACATTGGCTCAGGCAAGTGGTCCAGTAATTGAAGGTCAATTTTATGATGCTAGTGCTTCGGCTGTCATCACCGCTGGTGAATTCGTGTGCATCGGATCAACGGTAAGACCGAATGTAACAAAATTTATTAAAGGCTCTGCTCTTACTAGTGCTTATTTCGGTGTAGTTTTAACGGATCCGCTTAAAGATTCATTTGCTGTTGGCGAAAAAATAACTGTTGCAGCAATGGGATGTCAAGTAACGATGACAGCATCTGCTCTCATCACGGCTGGCGCTTCTTTACAGTATGCTTATGATACATTCAAAGTAGCAACACAAACAGCCAGCAATACGATTGTAGGTATTGCAATGGATAATTCAACCGCTGATGGTGATCTGATTAGAGTGTTTGTATTTAACAAAGCTATTTCAGGCGCAACGGGTGCTACTGGTACCACAGGCGCAACAGGTGCTACAGGCGTAACTGGTGCTACTGGCGTAACTGGTGCTACTGGCGTAACTGGTGCTGGTGCTACTGGACCAACCGGACCAACCGGACCAACTGGCGTTACAGCATAATTGATCATTAACTAAAAAGTGCGGTATTACCGCACTATTTTAAAAAGGAAATAAAATGAAAAATCCATATAGAATGTTAGATACCTCAAATGGTGAGTTGAATAGGAATAGTCTTGGTTACAGCCAATTAATTACAACACTAACGGCTGTGGGACGAAAAGTTTCTGAGCAAAAATTTTACGAGATAGAATTTGCTGAATATGTACCGGTGGTGGTAGGCAATGGAGCCTACCAAAGATCGATCATCAACTGGAGAACTTATGTTAAGGGCGAAGGTTTCAAAACTGGAGTAATCGGTAATGCAACAAATAAGGCTCAACTCCCTCTCGTTGATGCTGCATATGATCAGATCAGCCAAAATATTTATAACTGGGCTAAGGGTATGGTCTATAATGTTTTCGAGCTCGAAGAATCTATGCGAGCCAATACTCTTTTTTCTCTTATCGAAGCAAGGGAAAAATCAAGGCGCAAAGAATGGGATTTGGGTTTACAAGAAGTAGCTTTTCTTGGTTATGGAGCAGATAAAGGATTACTTAATCAGAGCTCGGTTACAGTCGATTCAGCGACGATACCTAAACGAATACCTGCAATGTCTGCTTCTGAATTTAATCTTTTTGCTGGTTTAGTTTATGAAGCATATCGAGCCAATTGCGTTAGAACAGCCAAGCCAACACATTTTATTATTCCCGAAGCGGACTGGAACGGTCTTATCAATTTCCCAGATGCAACCTATCCTCTCAAGACTAAATTGGAATTGTTAGAAGCGGCGTTTAAAACAATTACAGCAAATCAGGGTTTCAAAATTTTGCCTTGTGCTTATTGTGACAAAGCAAATTTCGACACAACAAACAATCGCTATGTATTACTCAATTATGACGAATCATCCGTAAAAATGGACCTCCCCATCGATTATACCATGACGGCAGCAGGTACCTTTAATGGGTTTTCCTGGGAGAATGTAGGGTTCGGTTCTTTCACTGGTGTTGTTGCACAACGTGAAAAAGAAATGTTGTATTTTGGTAATACTGCAACCTAATAGGGTATTGATTAATGGCTAAGAAAAAAATAGAGAAAACTGACAGAGATACTGTCACAGTTTTCTCGAAAAGATTAGGCGATGTGATTTGTCCTGATGGTACAAAAATATGTTTTGATAGCTCAATCGAAGTAAGTGAAGAAATATGGGTATGGTTAGATAAATCATTCCCTAAAGAGATCATTAAAATTAATTGATAGGAATCAGGATGATTACTGTATCCGATATTGACGTTGATGATTTTAAGGATTTTTTCGTTAGAGATTTCGACTATGCGATTCAATCAGGTGAAACCGAATCTATTTACTCTTGTCAAAAAGAATATGTAATGGATTCGGATATAACTAAAGCATTCATGGAAGCGAAAGCAAATTTTAACGAAGGTCTTTTTGGAACCGATGATAAATTAAAAATTGCTTATCTATATTTGACCGCACACTATTTAGTTAATGATCTAATGGCAGCAAAAGACCAATCGGGATCCAGTAGTCAATTTCCTGTGTCGAGCAGAAGTATTGGTGCGGTATCTGAATCATATTCTATTCCTGAATGGATTTTGAGAGATCCTATTTTGTCTTATTACTCAACAACACGATATGGAATGAAATATATATCGATTGTGAAACCTCTACTAATTGGGAATGTCCAGGTTTACAAGGGATATACAACTCCATGGTGATATAATGGCTCGCAAATTAATTGCTGACTATAAATTTGATAAAGATGTTTTTAATGCTCTAAAAGGTTTTGTCTCTACAAAAAAAAGAGTAAAGATTGGAGTTTTAAATAGTTCCGAACAAAGGAAACAAAAAGAAGGTGAAAAAAAGCAAATCGATGCCGCCTATCTTGCCTCAATACATGAATTCGGTGCTACTTTAAAAAATGGATCAACAATACCACAGAGATCATTTCTTAGAAAGACTATGTCAAATTATAAAGATATTCTTAAAGTTTATATAATGATAAACAAATATGAAATTATTGATACAATATCAAAACAAGGTGAAGACACGTTTTGGAATCGATTAGGTGCTTTAGTTGTCTCTTATGTTCATGAGACATTTGAAAAAGAAGGCCCAGGATGGCCAGCCCTATCAGAATGGACAATAAAAGCCAGATCGAAAAGAGGTAAAAGGGCAAAAGGAAATGAAACACCGGAAACATATCAAATTTTGCAGGAAACTAGTCAAATGAAACGTTCAATTACTCATGAGGTTGTGGGATGAAGAAATTAGGATATTTCCCTAATCTAAATTCAGCAATAATGGCTTGGGCAAAGCCAACTAAGATTTTTGTATCTGCAAAACGTCTATATGATTTTAAAGTGATTGAATCATATTTTGAAAAAACAGTATCTATCTTTAGGATTCCAAGTGGTCAACAATTAGATATGAAACATGAAGGACAACGATCATGGAATAATGAAACTATTTACACTGATAATTCGTTGGATCTTAAAGTTGATGATATAATCATTTTTGAATGTTCTAAATCTCAGAAATTTAGAATTTTAAATAAGACAGACTGGTCTCAGTATGGTTTTAATGAATATTATATAACAAGTGATTATCTATGAAATTAACTCAACAAATAATTTGCGATATCATAAAAAATGGAATGTCTTTAAAAGAAGATCAAATATGGATACAAAATCAGAGACGACATATTCCAGAAGATAAGCGACTATATATTGTTGTTGGCATCATGGCGTCAAAATCTTATGGAAACAATATTGATTATGATTATTCTGGTATTACTGGTGTATCAGGTACGACTGGTACAACTGGAATTGCTTATGATATTATGACACAATATGTAAGAGAGACAATCGTCATAGATATTTTTTCATACACGACAGAAGCTTTAGAAAGATATTCTGAAGTATTCGGAGTTTTAAACTCAACGTACTCAGAAGAAATTCAAACAATCAATGCTATTCGTATTGCAAAAATACCAATTAGTATTAATGATGTTTCACATATTGAGGGTGCAACCCAATTAAATAGAATGTCTTTATCTTTACATGTATTGAGAAAATATAGTAATGTCATAAGTACAAATTATTATGATTTAAGTACACAATATTTCAGTGTAACTGGTCAATAAGGAAATATAATATGTCAATGATAAGCATCACTAATGTTGTCAATATCAGCGTCTTAGCACCTGCTACTGGTATCGCAAATTATGCTATTAATAATTTAGTTTCTTTTACAAAAGAAACTCCAGCCGTTTCATTGGGAGCATCATTATATGCTGTTTATGCCACAGCATATGAAGTAGGTGTCCAATGGGGAACAGGCAGCAAAGTTTATGAAGCATCTCTATCAGTATTTGCACAATCTCCCAACATAATATCCGGCGGAGGCCTTTTTATTGTTGTTCCGATGTTGACCGATGAAGTTTTGGAACAAGCAATATCAAGGGCCGAAGGAATGTTTTATTTTGGTGGTTGTGCTCCTGTTTTCTCTCTAGGTGTATCTGGACCAACTGGATACACTGGCGGCACTGGAATAAATCAAGAAGCTTTAAGAGCGGCAGCCGTAGCACAGGCTGATCGTAAACTTTTATTCTTGCCAGATATACAAGCACCAAGTGGAGCCACAGGCTTGGGTAATTCAGTAAAAAGTGCATCTTTATCTTACACAAGAGTAATGTATCATACAGATGCATCTCTTACGGGAAACCTTGGTAAAATGGTTTGGTCATATGCATCTAGAGGTATGAGTACAAATTTCTCTGGATCTAATACAACATCTTCCATGCATCTCAAGGCACTTAGTGGAGTGACAGTTGATAATGATTTAACTCAAACAAATTTAACCAATGCAGCAACAACCGGAGCTATTACATATCCAAATATTGCTGGTCAGCCTTGTACCTTCGATCAAGGGGCCAATGAATTTTTTGACGATGTTTATAATCTAGCATGGATTATAGGTGCTTTAGAAGTAGCTGGTTTTAATTATCTCAGACAAACAGCAACAAAAATACCACAGACAGAAGCGGGAATGGGTGGTCTTAAATCCGCTTATCAAAAAATTTGCGCTCAGGCAGTTAATAACGGTTTTATTGCTCCTGGTGAATGGACAGGCAACGATACTTTTGGAGACCCTTTAGATTTTAGACGAAATATTTCTCAGCATGGATATTATATTTATAGTGCTCCAATTTCTTCTCAATCAACGGCTGACAGAGCACAAAGGAAAGCTCCATTAGTACAAATTGGTATTAAATATGCTGGTGCAATTAATTCTACATCTGTAATAATTAATGTTAATAAATAAGGTGATAATAATATGGCTATAACAATGTCTTTATTTGGATCAGATACTATAACGATTGGTGGTAGATTACTTTTAAATTTATTTTCAGGAGAAACTGGAAAAGTAACTTATCAAAATGATCTCGGTACGGTAAAAACAGGGAAAGATGGTAGTGCTATTTTTATAAAAAATGAAACTGGATACCAGGCAACTCTAGAGGTACATGTCATCCGAGGTAGTGCAGATGATGTAGCTTTAGATGATTATATAAAAACTTATATTTCAGCACCAGAAAAATATGTTTTATTAAACGCTGTAATAGCGAAACCATTCGGTACTGGTGCAGGTACAAATCAAGGTACTGCTACTGGAACAGTTATTAAAACGGATAAACTTACTCTAAACAATGGTATTCCAACTAAAAATGTTGATATGGTTGTTAACCTAGATGGTGATTCAGAACAAGCAATAAGCATATATACATATGTATTCGCATCAACTACAAGGGCAATTGCATAATGAATAGGATTGAATTACCTTCTGGTTCTATTTTAGAGGTTCAACTTTTATCATTTGAAGAAGCATGGAATATATTCCAATTGTTTTCAAAAACGATTGAAGAGATGAATATGGACATAAAAGATTTTTCATTTTTTAAACAAGATGATGATAAAAGAAATTTTACTTTTGTTGATTTTTTGAAGCTTAAAGGTCCAATTTGTTCGATTTTATCAAATAAGAGTTTATCTGAAGCAGGGGTGAGATGTCTTGATAGATGTATTTATAATGGGTTAAAAATTGACCGCAGAACCTTTGATAGTCAAGAAGCTCGCGGTGATTTTTTACCATCATTATTTTATGCTTTAAAGGAAAACGTCTCCCCTTTTTTCGGGAATCTGATTTCATATTTTGCGAAGAAATAAAATCTTTAGATAAAAGCAACCGACCTAAAATAAAAATAAATATGGAACGTCATAGATTTATTGTAATGGAATTATCAGCGGCAGGCTTTGGTTCTCCTGGTATTCTTATGAGTGAAAGAGTAGATTTAATTTGTAATTCTTATGATTATTTGATGTTCAAGAATAAATATGAAACTCAATTATATCTAAAGGAAAAAAATAAATGAATTTAGGTGAATTATTTTTCAATCTAGGCTTTAAGACATCAGGTACAGAAGCAGCAAAAGCTTTTGAAAACGTAATAACAACTACGAAAACATCAATGGATCATATGGCAGGATCTCTTGAGTATCTTGCTTTCCTGGCTGAAGAATTTGCAATCAAAATGGGTGTTATTACAAAAGCACAAGCTATTGCGGAGCAACAAACTATTGATGAATATTTGGCTCTCGATGCAATGTCTGATAAATCTAAAAAAGCATCTAAAAATACAAAAGGTTTTGGTGATGCAGTAGGTGATTTTTCTGAAAAAATAGCTGATGCGTCAGGAAAAATATTTATTTTTGCTGGTGCGGTATCTGGCGCAGCAATATTTAGTTTGTATCGAATGACAAAATCAGTTTTCGAAACAGTATTATCATTCGATAAATTACACGCTACAACGGGTCTATCTATCTCCCAACTGCAACAATTCGAGACAATAGCATTACAAGCTGGTATCAGTGTAAACGATATAGCTGGTGCTGTGGCCAATCTACAAACGCAATCAGTAAATATAAGATTAGGTCGTGGTGGTCCTATTGGTACTTATGCTTATTTGGGATTAAATCCCCATGAAGATCCCATCGAATTAATGGACCAACTAGGAAAGAAATTACGGGAATTGCCTACAGCATTAGGTACTGTTCTGGCAAAAGATCTAGGTTTTTCTGATGATATGATTTATTTGATGAAGGAAAAAAGTAATTCATTAACACCAAATAAAATGGCAATCAGTGAATCGGATGTTAAACATCTCAGAGACTATAATTTTTATCTACAAAGGTTATTACTAGACGGTAAAAGATTATTTAGAAATTTTCTTTTAGATAATCAACCTATGATCGATATGTTGATGAAATTTGGTGATGATGTTATTGAAGTTTTCGGTAATGCTCTAATAGCGGTAAAACCATTTTTTGAATTCATAAGCAAACACTCAACGACTTTAAAAGTAGCATTGATTGGTATTATGGCTATCCTTAATCCTAAGACGACCATATTCGCAGGGATGCTTGCTATATTCGAAGATATTTATAAGTTTGCAAAAGGTCAGCCGTCACTATTGGGTGATCTAGTAGACTGGTGGGATTCGATAGGCGATAAAATCCAATATGCAATTGACAAATTAACAAAATTTTTAGAAATGATGGGGATGAAACCTGAAGAGGCAAAAGATAAAACAAAAGGATTGAGTGACTGGAGAAAAGAATACAGGAAATCAACATTAAAAGGTGCGGTTGAAGAAGAAGTAAATAAAGTAACTCCTGAAAACGCTCTAGATATTGCCAGGAAAAACTGGGGTAAAGGAACTAAAGTAAAGCCTGCTCCTGCTCCCGGTGCGGTTGAAGAAGAAGTAAATAAAGTAACTCCTGAAAACGCTCTAGATATTGCCAGGAAAAACTGGGGTAAAGGAACTAAAGTAAAGCCTGCTCCTGCTCCCGGTGCGGTTGAAGAAGAAGTAA